CGCCATGGCATATTATCTCCGTAACTGTCTTGGTTGTTGCTGCTGGTCTTGCCCCGGCTGTGGCGAAGGTTTGTTACCTCCGTCATTGGTCAACACATCGGGGATTGTCTTGGCATAAATTTTCTCCTGGAGCATATCTTTAGTATGCTGAGCAAACGCCTGTGGAGGCGCTTGTATTCCAGACTTAGCCAAAATTTGTGAACTCACCTCAGGTGGAAGCTTGTCAATAGCTCCACTAAATGAAGCGGGTTTTACCGGAGGAGGTGGTGCATTTTGTGCAGCCAACTTCTTAGCAACTGCTAGGTGTTCCGTTCTATGAAGCATAGCATTGGCATACCCAGCCTTTTGCTGTGGTGTACCATATTTTAGCTTTTGTCCAACAGGGCCGTTGCCCCAATCAAAGAGCCATGAAGCTTCAACAATGTGATTTTCACTGTCATCCTGAGCAACTGGTACACTGCTGACCATTGGTGGCAGTGACTTAAGTGTTTGTGTAACCTGTGCCACCATAGCTTGTGCTTGGGGCGGTACAGGTTGTCCTGTTGCCTGCGCCAACTGCATACCCTGCATTGCTTGAGCAAGGGCTTGCTTACCCTGTAGCACAGCGGGATTGTCTTGCGGCCCACTTCTAAGGAGCAATTCCAATTCGCATTTCTGTTTTGTAACAGAGACTGCGCCGGGAACCTTGAACTGTTTCATGCGTATGCCATCGGCTAACGCTGAAATGTTGTCTGGGCTCATTAACCAAGCTTGAAGCATTGGGTTCTGGGAACTGGCATCTATCATGTTAAGCAGTTTCATTTCCCTTTGTTCCCACGATTCGGGAATACTAGGGTTAGACTCTGGGTAACACAATACGTTTCCGCGCAAAAGGTTCGCACTATTTACACTTACAATGCCTTTACCGGGGAGGTTCTGAGAAATCTTCTTACCATCTCGGCATTCTGCCGCGCACTTCACTGCTTGCTTAACTGCAACCGCAAAGAGATCTTGAATAGAATTCCATGGACACCCAATGCGTTGTAATGCTGAAGAGTTTTGTAACAAACCATTGGTAGCGGTCTGCTCTCCAGTAGCTGCTCCAAATAACGATGGGAGAGCCCCAGAGATTTCTTCAGACAAACCAGTGATAAACCATTTTATAAAATCAGACAACGCAGCTTGAGGTTGCGGCGTTGGTTCAACCATTATGTAATTCTCAGTAACACCCATTCCGGGCTGTGGTTGGAACGGGCCACTACTGCCAGGCACATTTGGTTCCTTCTTCATGGCTTCCATATCAAAAGCCTCAGCATTGTACCATTTCTTAGGCACAGTGCGTTTGAAAAAGTCATCCAATAAATCTACCCAGTCATTAATTCTCTTCTGAATGGAAATCAATGCCGATCCCAAGGATCTACGGTTCTGCCCCATACCAGAAAATGCATGGCCTATAGCTAAGTGGTCATCCATGCTTTCGTTTCGAGCGAAAGCCAATTCAGACCCAGCCTTAACCATGAGACAACCATTAGGAAAATTCTCTAACAACTCGGCTCTGGCCGCATCGTTTACTTGCTTATCTAAGAACATTGAAGGTCTTAGCCAAGTAAACTTAATTGTAGTCTGCCTAGATAATGAATCTCCTGTTACATAGGCTCCGGTAATAGCTTGACGTACATTTTGACGTGCAATGCGGTCCAACTGTGTGTCTGACTGCCCATCGGTACCGGGATTGATCTTCTCAGCAATCCAAGGGAACATAGCCTTGGCAATGGTTACATCTGCATCAATAGAAATTTGCGCCCATGGCATATCTTCAATAAGATCAGTTGCAATGGGTAATTTGTGGTCTAGTACACCAAAAGCTTTAGTCACTTCCATGCCCAAAGGCTTCTGGGTATCGTCTACTACATCACCAAGAATATCGTCTACATCTTCATTGCTATTCTCGTCTGGTGTAGGGTCTTCCGAATTACCTTCCGGTTTTGGTGATTCCTCTGCATCTAGTACGTTATCTTCCTCAGGTTGACCTGTGGGTTCTGCACTGGG